TTTTCATTATCTGTACTCATGCTTCCCATTATGCCATATAAAAACGTCTGTGTCCCGATAATTTTTCCGTTACGGGAGTAACTATTTTAATGACCTGAATGGTTCAGTGAATACTTACCTGATGAGTATAAATTCCTAGAGGATGAAAGAGTTTATCTTGTTAAACTTTATGGTTATGGTATGCCGCTTGATAATACAGCTTTTGTCTACGCGGATATTTCCGGCCTGGTCCCAACGGTGCCGACTATTCGTACCATCCCTGTAGTTTAAGGTGGTAGGGCATGGATGCGAAGGTAATTAAACATTTCACAGACAAACACACACGCACCCTTCACAAGGCCGGAGAAAAATGCACAGTGTCACAAGAGCGGTATGAGGAAATCAACTCTACCGCTCTTGGCTTTTTCCTGGAAGAAATTAAGAAAGCTACTAAAAAGAAGGTGAGGTAAATGACACCTGAACTATTAGAGGCCGTCCGCAACTATCTTGATATCACGTGGGTTGATGCCGCTGGAGATGAAAAAATCTCTGGAGTCATTGATCGTGGTATCAAATATATTGACAGTTTAGCAGGATCAGAACTGGACTATGCGGCAGAGGATAAGCCGCGCGAACTGCTCTTTGATTATTGCAGGTATGTTAGATCAAACGCCCTTGACGAATTTCAAACCAACTATCTGCATGAACTTCTCTCCTTGCAAATATCCGAGGAGGTGAAAGCCTATGTTGAATCAAACCCAATCGTTTAATGACGGGATTGTTAAAATTTATAAAGTAGTCGACATTGCATTGCCTGGAGATATGCCAAAAGAAGGATTGATATTACAGCTAACTTTGAGATATAAGGAGCGAACCGTAGGCCTAACCCGGTATTATGCAGCCTTGCAAAATAACATCAAAGTTGACTTTGTAATCAGGTGCCAACAAGTCAGGGAAGTTTTGGCGAATGATGTGGCTATTTTGGTTGATGAAAATCAATACAGGGTTATGCAAGTGCAGTATCCCGAAGATGTAGAACCGCCAGTAATGGATTTGACATTAGAAAAAGTCGGTGAATTTTATGACGTTGCATGATTTACATACCGCCCTTCTCACAGTCCCGAATAATGTTAGGCACTTTGATTGGTCTATTTTTATGTAGAAAGAGAGGAACACAAAATGAAAACGGTATGGACAAATTTACAATTGATAATCGCCGTAGCAGGTGGTTGGGTCGGGTGGTTTCTGGGAGGCACTGATGGCTTTTTATATGCACTCATTGCCCTTGTAGTGATTGACTACATAACCGGTGTGATGTGTGCAGTGCTTGAAAAGCGGCTATCAAGTGAAGTTGGTGCAAGGGGCATTTTCAAAAAGGTGCTTATATTCGCACTTGTCGGGGTGGGACACATTATTGATAGTCAATTAATTGGCAGTGGTGATGCCATAAGAACTGCAGTTATTTTCTTTTATATTTCAAATGAGGGTATAAGTCTTTTAGAAAATGCTACAAGCATTGGGCTGCCAATACCAGAAAAGTTAAAAGATGTGCTTGCGCAATTACACAATGGAGGTGACAAAAATGAGTAAGAAAATATATCTATCCCCGTCAAATCAACCTTCAAACATTTATTGTGTCGGCGATACTAATGAAAAGGTGCAGATGGAAGATATCGCAAAGCGTGTTAAGGCCATTCTTGACGCGGAGTATGATTGTGAAACGGTAATGGCGACGATCTCTCTTAGCATTGGCTCTGATGGTAGACCCAAAGAAGCGAAAACAAAAGGCTGTGATGTATATCTTGCAATTCATAGTAACGCTGGTGGTGCTGGCAAGACAAGTGGGGCGGTGGCATTCTATCACCCAAGTAATAGTAACGGTAAAGCACTGGCAACAAATATTGTAAAAGAGCTTAATGCCATCTGCCCTGTTAAGAGTAATCGTTCTACATCCGTAACCAGTGGTATGAATGCTTTTAATGGCAGTGGCTATGGGGAGATTAGAACGCCTAACCAGTACGGACTCATAACTGTTTTAGCAGAAACGGACTTCCATGATAATCCGCAGGCTGCACAGTGGATTATTAACAGTAAAGATGCTATTGCAAGAGCCTATGTTGTTGCGATAGTAAATACCTTTAACATTGCTAAAAAGCAAGTGCCGCCCGTAACACTGCCCCCAGCAACCCCACCACGATACTATCGTGTGCAGCTTGGCGCATTTTCCGTCAAGGCAAACGCTGATGCGTTTCTCGCAAAGGTCAAGGCGGCTGGTTTCACCGACGCTTTCATTAAATACGGCGAATAGCCATAACCAAGGTACATCATTTCGGTGCAGAAAACAATAAACCACAGGTCAAGTTGTTGACCTACAGTAATAGTTTCAGACTCGCGACTGTGATTTTTCACTCTCGCGGGTCTATTTTTTTGCTCTTTTTCGTTCAAGACGCCGCTTTCCCTCCAGTGGGTAGTGAGGGAGAGATTTCCTCGGACTGGAGGATGACCAATGACGAACGAGCAAAAAGAGCAAATTACGGTGCTGCGCCGTCAGGGATATGGGTACTCGAAAATCGCTCAAACCCTTTCTATTTCAGAGAATACGGTTAAATCGTACTGCAGAAGAAATGGTCTGAGTTCTGATGCGCTCAATAATACAGCCACCTGCAAGCAATGCGGAAAGCCTATAACTATCAAAGAAAAATGCAAGCCGCGTCAGTTCTGCTCCGACAGGTGCCGTGTTGCGTGGTGGAACAGCCATCAGCGTCATAGTTGCAAAAAAACGACATATCACTTTGTCTGCGAAAAATGCGGAGCGCCTTTTGAGAGCCACGGCAATAAAAACAGAAAATATTGTTCTCACGAGTGTTATATCGCCACACGGTTCGGCAAGGAGTGTGACGGAGATGAATAAGGAGTATTTTGCCCGTATTTGCGGTTATAAATCCGCAATGGCACAGGCTCGGCTGATGCTTTCCAAGGGGATTTTAACCGAAAGCGAGTACCTTGAAATTGATACAATGATGGCCGAGAAATACGGATTATCTTCGTGTAGTTTATTTCGAGATAATGACTTGCTATATAAGGAGAACGACGGTAATATGTCACACTACGAGGAGGTGACAAAATGCCAAAAACAGTAATTAAAGTATCGCACAAGCCCAGACTGGCACAGCAGAAAAAGGTTGCAGCCTATGCCCGCGTATCGACAGGAAAAGACGCCATGCTTCATTCGCTGTCCTCACAGGTCAGCTATCACAGCAAATTAATACAAGGCCACGAGGGATGGTCATATGTCGGTGTTTATGCCGATGAAGCCCTTTCCGGCACGAAAGACAGCAGAGAGGCTTTTCAAAAGCTGCTCGCCGACTGCCGTGCCGGAAAAGTGAATATGATACTTACCAAGTCCATCTCCCGCTTTGCACGAAATACGGTGACCTTATTGGAAACCGTCCGTGAATTGAAAGCGCTGGAGGTGGACATTTATTTTGAAGAACAGAACATTCACACCCTGAGTGCGGAGGGTGAGCTCATGCTGACTATACTTGCATCGTATGCACAGGAGGAGAGCCTTTCCGCAAGCGAAAATCAAAAATGGAGAATCAGAAAGAGTTTTGAAAACGGTGAACTCATCAATCTTCGTTTTCTGTTCGGCTATCGCATTTCTAAAGGCAAAATCGAAGTAGATCCCGCTACAGCGCCTATTATAAGGGAAATCTTCAACCGAGTTATCGCCGGGGACACCTTCGGCTCAATAAGCAGAGACCTGAACAACAGAGGTATCCCCGGTGCGCTCGGTGGAGAATGGTGCACACAGCGCATCCGTGAAACTGCTGAAAACGAAAAATATACCGGGAACGCTATGCTCCAAAAGCATTATCGCAACAATCACCTTGAAAAGAAAAAATGCAGGAATACGGGTGAATTGCCGATGTTTTATGCCGAGGAAACGCACCCTGCCATCATTGATGAGGATACCTTCAATGCGGCGCAAGCCGTATTACAAGAGATGCACAGCAAGCAAAAAAACAGACCTGCTCCACAGCACAGCGAGTTTACGGGTCGTATTTATTGCCCGCACTGCGGTAAAAACTATAAGCACGTTACAAGCAACGGTGCGGTCGGTTGGAACTGCTCCACCTATGTTTCACAGGGCAAAGCGTCCTGCCACGGAAAAAAGATACCCGAAACCACGCTTCAATCGGTCTGCGCTGATGCACTTGGCATATCAGAATATGACGCTGTGGTTTTTTCCGAGTGCGTTGACCGCATCAAAGTGCCGGAAGATAATCATCTGCTAATTTTTTTCAAGGATGGCGGAGTCGAAGAACGCACATGGGCAGACCGTTCACGGCGGGATAGCTGGACTGCCGAAATGAAACAGGCCGCCGCAGAAAGAACAAGGCAAAGGAGGAAAAACTCATGTCAAGAGCAGTAACGATGATACCCGCCACAAAAAACAAGTTTACGGCGCTACCGACCGCTTCGATAGCCAAACGCCGCACGGCGGGTTACGCTCGTGTGTCAACGGACAGCGACGAGCAGTTTACAAGTTATGAAGCGCAAATCGACTATTATACGAAATTCATTAAGGCGCGTGAAGACTGGGAGTTCGTCAAGGTCTACACCGATGAAGGCATCTCAGCCACGAATACAAAACACCGCAACGGCTTCAACCAGATGGTTCAAGACGCTCTGGACGGCAAAATTGACCTTATCGTCACAAAATCGGTCAGCCGCTTTGCAAGAAATACCGTGGACAGTCTTACCACGGTGCGAAAGCTGAAAGAACGCGGCACGGAAATATATTTTGAAAAAGAAAATATTTACACATTTGACAGCAAAGGCGAGTTGCTCATAACCATCATGAGCAGCCTTGCGCAGGAGGAAAGCCGCTCCATTTCAGAAAATGTAACTTGGGGACAGCGCAAGCGGTTCGCAGACGGTAAGGTCAGTATGCCGTATAAACAGTTTCTGGGATATGACAAGGGCGAGGACGGCACCCCGATGATAAATTCTGAAGAAGCCGAAACCGTGATGTTCATCTATCAACTTTTCCTTGAGGGTAAGACCCCGGCAGGGATTTGCAGCTATTTGGATAAGCGTGGTACGCCGACGCCGTCCGGCAAACAAAAATGGAGCCAGACTACGGTAAACCTCATTTTGAGCACCCTTGAACAAGGAAATAGGAATTATGAATGACTCATTTTTTCAATGTTCATTCGTTGTTATCGTAGGGATTTACCCGAAGAAGATCAAAGAGTTGTTGAGCCTGTCCATTCTGCTGCATTTGCTTTTTCCACGTGTCATCTTCCCAGTCAAACCAGTAGATCGTCACAATATGTTCCAGCA